ATCACTACCTATTACGACCTCAGTGATAATAGTGTTGGCTCCATATTTCGGCTATCGGTGCCGCTAGTCGAGTTTTAATCGACGCTCTCTGATGGCAGTCCAGAGAGGGCCTGGATTCTCATAAACAGCCATTTTAGGTCTTATGTTTGCAGAATACTTATCAAAATACTGTTTCCAAACAGGATTCATGATATCTAAAAATAGATCTCCAACCATCGGGCCAATCTCCGTCATGTTGTCAAAATATTTTTCGATATCAATCTGCCTATTAACAGTAATACCATATAACTCCTCGACCAGTCTTCTCGTGTTTAGACCAGGTTCTTTAAAGATGTATTGCCCTTTTTTATTTTGCCTTTCGGTATGCTGCTTTTGGGCCAACAGCAAAATTTCCAATTCATAATTGCACATCAAATTGGTTCCTTGTTTTTGAATGAACCTCTTGGTTTCATAACCAGCAGTCATTCTTAGCACATTATTAGCTAATTTAGTGAGGATTGGGCAACATGGATACTGATAAGCTAAAGACAATGCCTTACAGCGCAATAAGGTCAAATGGACTGACCTCTTAGATCTGATATACTTAGCACTTGTCCAACCGAATGTTGCAAGAACATCCCTAGGATCTGTGACATTCGTCATATCAATCGGGTCAAAGACCATTCCACAAAAACTTGCTCTACAAATATCTTTATGCTCTTCAAGCTTAATTCTTAAACCAAAGTCAGCGAAATCTTTGGTTGTTAAATTCACTCTAGTTCCGAAAATCGAGTCATCACCTTCGACTTTGACACGAACTGGAGCTTTTTTATCTTTTAAGCTACACACATACAATATAAACATGAGATTAGAAAAACCATTTCCCAACGACGTGTTCATTTCACCACTCATCCTCTTAGCCTCTATTTCAAGCACTAAATTTTTGAATTCAATTCTATTCTTTCCCTTCATAGCCTCAATGAGGTCTAAAAACTCATCACCATCCGCCAATTCTTTAACCATATATTTATATAACACAAACTCACAATCCTCCATAATAACCTTCCTAAAATGTGCTTCGAAGGATGAGAAGTCAGTCGAGTATATGTGCTCATTCTCCACATAAATATCACGTAAAATAGCTTCCGGTCTGTCATCAACTGGGACTTTCTTAATAAATTCCGGTCTAGCAAACAATTCATCCGAAATTAATTGAAAGATGGGACCAACAAAGGTCTTATATTCATCTGTTCTTGAATTAATTGTTCGGGCATGTTTGTAATCGGGATAAAATTCATCCTTAATGAATGATTTAATGAAAGCGTACCTTTTGTCTTTTTTGTTTTTGACAGCATTGAATTTTTTCAGCAATTCCTCCTTCCTCTTCTCAGTATAATTACACTTTTTGAGCCAACTCTCAACAGTTGTATCGGAGGCATTCGCCAAGGGAGTAAGATTCTTTTTACACCATTTCTTTACGAACTTTCTGAATTTCCGCTTATGCTTAGCATATCCTGGTATCTGAGGACACACTCTATATAAAGCACCATCTAATGTTGTACTAGTATCAAACTGATCTGGATGCGGACATGCAGCACCTTGTACATGCATGCCCAAACTACCAGCAACCGGTTTTCTAACGTTCCTATCATTTTCTCTAATGCGCTTTAGCCTTAAGCTCGGATCCAACGTGACCTGATCACGATTTATTGAGGTTTGTTTTGGCCAAATGGCTGGAGTAACAACCTCATCACTCCTATAACCCCAGAGTATCAATAGCTGAGGACCAAGGGCCTCTGGGTGTGATGAAAAAGCTCATCACAATGTGCTGCCGTATGTCTCCATTTTCTATGTTTATAGTAATGAAAAACAGCATCAAGGGTGTTATTCACAACATCCTCTTTAAAAAGCACATTAAACTTTGAAATGTTCACGCCGTGATAATTTTTTGCACTTGAATTCAACCTGAATCTAACAGATGCTTCATCATCTAACATGTTAACTATATGTGGAGTGGTTAACTGCATAAACAATTCCAAAGAAATTCTTTCCGTTTTCTCCTTCTCGTAATGAACACAGCCAGGAACATCTTCGTATTTCCAATTTGCATAAGCATAAATTGGATCCAAATGTTCTAACTTTCCTGTGGCCATCATGTCAGGTCGTTGAATCACCTCTTTATCAAAGGGCTCATGGACCATATTTATAGTCAGAACTCTCTTAACCGAATAGAATCTAACTAAACTAGGAGTCTCTTTAGGACAGTAATCAGACCTCAATTTCTTTTTACGAAATATGTCTTCCGGCACCTCTAAAAACAAAGTGGGATAACAAATATGAGGAATTATAGTGATCACAAAAAACGGCATAAAACAAAACAGCTTTAATAAGACAAACAGGTTCCCAAACCAATTCCCAAAAATCATATATGATTGTACACCTAGAAACCAATTGTCAAAATTGGACCAATAGAAAGGTTTACGAGTATAAATTTGCCCCTCGTTAACCATAGATTGCATTAATTCAGAATGCAATAATCTTTCATTTTGCGGTCCATAATATTGCTCATTCGACTCTTTCCTTAAGTGCATTTCGTTCAATAATATCTGAAACCGGATATATAAAAACCACACACTTTTGAAATAACTAAACATAACAAAAACACCCATAACTAATTGCAAATAAGCATATAGAGTAAAGCTGAAAATCTCCAAAATATCAAACAAAATAACAATCTGCTTCAATATATAAATAGGACCGGAGACATCATTCAACAAGGTATTTTTGACCAAAAATTTAATGAATTTAGCCAAAAAAAGACTGAACAATTTAAAAACAAAAGCCAACGGTGTTGAAATCGCTTCAATCCAACGGATTGATAAAGATCCAAATTGCGACCAAACCACTAGAATTCCTTTACTGAATCCCAATGTGCTGACTAAATGTTGTACTAACTGGGCATCCAAAATGTACTCCAAAGCTGCCATAAGGAATAAAAAACCCAGAAAAAAGGAAAGAATAAGCTGAAATGCCATGCAAATCGAAAAATTATCCGCCAAATGCATTCTAATGATGTTTTTAAATAAATCAACATCAATTAAATTAAGCCCCTCAACTATCTTTCCACTAGGAGCGCGAATTTCGATTTCACCAACTGACTTGATTGTCTTCTCAACAATTCTTGCATTCAGCTGCTTCTTATCGAGCTGAGCCATCAAATCGGCCTTCTCATTCTTCAACATCTCCATTTTCGCATCAGCTTCACCCAACTGCTTCTGCGCTTCGGCTGTTAAATTATCAACAACCGGATCAAGTGTCCTGCCTTTCTTATGATTTCTTTCATGACAATCGACACTTTTGTGCCCTTTTTTATGACACTTAAAACACGAGATTGAATCATCTCCTTGTTTAACTTCTATTTTGTTCGGTTTAGAATCCGGATAAAACTTTTGAGCCTTGGAGGGCCTAGTTTCCCCATTTCTGGTTACGTTTCTAGCGTTGCCTCCATTTGCCTGCGAGCCACGCACTGAACACTCTTTAGTTGGCGGTAAAATCTGTGATTTACCAACCCCTTGCGGAGAATTACATACAGGCGTCGCCCTCTGACCAGGACTTTCGCTGTTACTGTGGGATTTTAACCCAACAGAGGTTTCGGTCTTTACGGAC